AGCGGCAGCTTGTGCTCGACTGGTTCGAAGAGAAGTTCGACGAGGCCGAGGCTGCCTTCGACCGCTTGTCACAAGGCACTGTAGAGTAATCCTTACCGATGGATGAACTGCTCAAGCAGATCGAGGAAAAGTTCGGCCCGAAGTTCGACGAGCTGAACAAGCTTGCCGAAGACCTTTCGGAGCGCGCCACCGCTGCGCGCGACAAGGACGACGCCGAGGGCGTCAAGGCCAACACCGCCAAGATGGAGGAGCTGGAGGAGCAGGTCAAGACACTTACGAAGGAGCACGACGCCGCACTCCGCGAGGCTGAGTTCAAGAGCCTCCACAGCCGCGTCGAGTCCCTCACCGAGGCGCTGGAGACCCAGCGCAAGCCCCAGTCCGACTTCATTCCCGGCCACGGCGACGCAGACACGCCGACGTACGGCGAGGGTGGAGAGCACGGCTTCTACCGCGACGCCAAGGCCGTTCTGGAGTCAGGCGACTCCGACGCCCGCGAGCGGTGGGTCGAGAGCCTGCCTGGGAAGGCGATGACCGAGGGCACCGGAACCTCCGGTGGTTTCCTGGTTCCGCCCACGATCTCAAGCGAGCTGCTGGAGCTGCGCGAGCAGGACGCCGTCCTGCGGCCGCTGTTCAGCTCGGTCCAGGTCAGTTCGGACACGCTCCGCATTGCGAGCGTCGAGAGCGGCCTCGTGGCAGGCTGGGTGGCCGAGCTGGCCGAGAAGCCCAGCGCCGACCTCAGCTTCGCTGAGCTGAGCGTAAACACCTTCACCGCCGCCGGTCTGGCCGTCACGTCGAATCAACTTCTGCGAGACAGCAACCCGAGCGTCGATACGCTGATCAACCGCGACCTCGCCAAGCGCCTCCGCGCTGTCGAGGAGGTCGCCTTCATCCAGGGTTCAGGCGTCGGCCAGCCGCTGGGGATCATCAACACCCCGGGCGTGGACGCCGTCGAGGATGACTCCGGCAGCACCGCCGTTGACCTCCTGGACGACATCCAGCAGGCCATCACGAACATCTACACCGAGTTCCTGGAGACCCCCACCGCCATCGTGATGCACCCCCGCACCTGGGCGTACATCGTGTCGGCACGCGAGGACGACTCCCCCACGACCTACATCGTCGGCCCGCCCGGCGGGGTCGGCCGCCGCCCGCACGAGGGCATTCCCGGCCTCAACGCCGGAGTCGGACAGCTCTTCGGAGTCAACGTCTACCTGACGGCCAACATCCCGACCAACCTGGGCGGTGGAACCGACGAGTCCCGCGTCATCGTCGGCGCGTTCAGCGAGGGTCTCATCTTGGATCACGAGGGCATCACCCTCGACAACTCCAAGCACGTCTACTTCTCCACCAACCAGACGATCTTCCGGGCTGAGGAGCAGGTCGGCTTCACGGCCGCGCGCTACCCGAAGGCCTTCTCGGTCGTCGGTGGAACCGTCCTCTCGGGGGTCTGAGCATGAGCGACGAGCTGCCGACGTATCCGCAGAACGAGATTCTCCTCGCTGGCGTTGACTTCAACGTGGACGAGATTCAGGTCATCACCTCGACGGCCTCCTCGGGCACGTTCAAGATCACTTTCGACGGCGAGCAGACCGCTGCCATCGCAGAGGACGCAGCCGCTTCGGCTGTCTCCACCGCGCTGGTGGCCCTCTCCAACATCAACGCCGGGGACGTACAGGTCTCCGGCAACAACGGCGGCCCCTGGAGCGTCGTGTTCGGCGGACAGTACGCCGACACCAACGTGCCCGAGGTCACCATTCAGGACGTTGATCTCGGCGGCGGGACCGTCACGGTGGCGACCACGTCCGGTGGCGAGGATGACTCCGACGGAGTCTCCATCCCGGACAACATCCACGCCGACGCGCGCTCGATTGACTCGCCCCGGGACGATGACGATCCCGAGACCATCTTCGGAACCTAAGGCTTAGGCGTGCCCGACGAGGTTGCCACCTACACGATGGACGAGAAGGTGTTCGTCGGCTCCGGCGCCTCCAACGAGGTGCAGGTCATCACGAAGGAGGCCGCAGGCGGCACCTTCACCATCAGCTTCGACGGCGAGACCACGGCCGCCACGGCCTACAACGCTTCCTCGACCACGGTGCAGACGCGCCTCGACGCGCTGTCCAACATCGAGTCGGGCGACGTGGTTGTCTCCGGCAGCAACGGCGGCCCCTGGACGCTCACCTTCGGCGGGCAGTACGCGGGCACGGACGTGCCTGCCGTCACCTGCGACTCCACTTCGCTGACCGGCACCAACGAGGTGCAGACCATCACAGTGGACGCCGAGGGCGGCACCTTCACGGTGACCTGCCTCGGGGACACCACCGCCGCGCTGGCCTTCGACGTGTCGGCCGCCAACCTGCTCACCGCCCTGCGCGGGCTGACCGCAGTCGATAACGCCTCGCTAACGACTTCCGGTGGACCGGGCGACGACGGGGGAACCACTCCTTACATCGTCACATTCACCGGTGCGCACGCTGCGACCAACGTCGCAGAGATGACCACGGACGACACGCTCCTGACCGGCGGCGACACAGGAACGGCCGTGGTAGAGACCACGACTCCCGGCGTCGGCAAGATCGCAGTGCCCACGACCTCCACCGGTGGCGAGGAGGGCGAGAGCGGCGTTTCGATCCCGGACAACGTCCACGCGGACGCTCGCAGCGCAGTCTCCGGCCACGCCACGTCGGGCAACTCGCCCGAGGACACCTTCGACGCAGACGACTGATCTTCCCCATCCCTGCCCGCAACCCTGCTGGGGGCGCCTGTGGGGAAGTAGGACTCCCCAGCCCTTCAAGGCCCGCTCCGGCGGGTCTTGCTGGTAGAATAGGCCCGTGTCGTTCGTAGACCTGGAAGACTACAAGCTGGCCATCGGGGAGACCGATGCGGCCAACGACGATGCGCACCAGGCGGCGTTGACGGCCGCCGAGGTCGCTGTGCTCAACTGGACCGACCGGGACTTCGACTCCGATCCCGTCACGGAGGACCGCACCTACTGGTACAACGGCGGCGGCGTACTCGAAATCGATGACGCCTCGGCGGTCTCCGCGTGCTCGTTCAGCCCGTGGGAGGCCAGGCGTGACGGGCCGGTGGCCGTCACCGCGTACTCCTGGCTGCGCCTGCCCTCGCTCGACACCCGCAACGTGTCCGGCGAGATGGGCTTCACCCGCAATCTTGACCTGTTCATCCAGCGCCTGACCGGCCGCGACGACATCGAGGTCACGGTCACGGCGACCTGGGGCTGGCCCGGCGACGTTCCGGCCGACGTGATCCGCGCCACGATCTGGACAGCAGCCGCCTTCGAAGCGGTCACGCCGTCCGGCGGGGGCCTGGCCTCGGGCATCATCCAGAGCGAGAGCGTGGCTGAGGTCGCCCGGCAGTACGCCACGGCGAACGACATCAATCTCTTGGAGGGCGACGCGCTCCCGGGCAAGGCTGCTGCGATCCTGTGGCAGTACCGGAGGCACGTGCTGTGATCAGCTTTGGCGTTATGGAGGTACGCGGCACCGGGCGACTGCACGACGAGTCCGGCAGCATGGTGAGCGCCGCAAAGGAGGGCGCCGACGACGCCATTGATGAGCTGGTCACGGAGGGCGCAGCGACAGCAAACGTGCTGGCTCCCTGGTACGTGGAGGTCTTCGGGAGCGGGGATGAGGTCTATTCCGACAGCGAGTGGGCCGAGGGCGCCGAGTACGGCATCCCGGACCACCCCATCGACGGAGGCCCGCCCCTGGCCAACGTGCACAAGCCCGGCCGCCCGGACCTCACCGGGAAGCCCTACTTCTACGCCAAGGAGGGCCACGTAGACCATCCTGGCGTGCGCGCGTGGGGGTTCATGCAGGCCTCGATGGACGAGCTGTCCGCCATCATGGGCGAGATCGTGTCCAGGCACATGCCCTGATGGCCGCGCCCGCGACCCTCGCGCGCGAGCGCGTGACAGACATCATTGAGACCGAGTTCTCGGCCGAGGGCTGGTCGGTGGAAGCCGACCGGTTGCTCCATGCCAACGGCCGCGAGGGCGCCGACCGCATCGCCTGCTACCCGGAGAGCGAGAACGAGGGCGAGAACGTCGTACTCATGCTCAAGGTGAACCTCCGCGTGCAGATATACCTGGCCTACGAGGACAACATCGACGAGAACCAGGCCGTCGATCCCACGCTGATCGAGGGCTATGCCGACCGGCTGCGGCGGGCGTTCGGGGACAACAGCAGCGGCTCGGCCGACGACATGTGGTGGGTCCGGCTCACGAACGTGGAGTACCCGCCGGACCCCACGGGCAACATTTCACGCCTGGAGGCGCTCGTGATCGCGCAGTGCGACAATCCGGCGTCGCTCACGCAGTGACCTGGCACACCCTGCGATAGTCTCTATGAGATGGCTGAGAAGCAAGAGAAGGCGCGCGACCTCGTCGAGCCGGTACAAGAGCCGAAGACGGAGGAGCCGAAGGCGCCGAAAGCGCCCAGTGCGCCGACCCTCAAGCTCGTACTCGCCAAGGACGAGGATGCAAGCGAGGTTGCCGTGGCCGTCCCAGGGCTGTCCCCTGACGACGACTACACCGACGAGCACGGCCGAGTGGTCGTGTCTTCGACGCCCGTGACCGTTCCGGCCGCCGTTGGCGACCTGATCGTGACCGGCGCTCCCTACGTTGAGGTGGCCCGCTAATGGCTGGCCTCCGAGGCAACCAGGCGTCCTTCGCCCTCGCCAAGCAGACCGGCAAGGACGTACCGAATACCACGTACACCGACCGCCTCCCGTTCACGGGCGGCAGCATCTCGCCTTCGCGTGAGGTCGGCAACCTCAGCGAGACCGACGCCAACCGAGACCAGGGCATCGCGTTCCTGCAGTCCTTCGGCGTCGAGGGCAGCCCGGAGGTCTACGTCCGGGACGCCAACATCCACCACATTCTTGAGGCGGCACTCGGCACGCTTGGCACCGCCGCGACTGCGCCGAACTACCGCCATACGATCACCCCCGCCAACGCGCTCTCGTACTACTCGATGTACAGCGAGCTGGGCGGCACCCTCTTCGAACAGTTCACGGACTGCAAGGTCTCGGAGCTGACGATCAGCGCGGACGCGGGGCAGCCCCTCACGGCCGCCCTTACGGTCATGGGCCGCAAGGCGGAGCGCCTGACGGCCTCCCCGACCAACACCAACGAGGTCTGGACGCTGACCTCCACCAACACCCCGACCGGCGGAACCTTCACGATCACCTACAACGGTCAGACCACAGCCGCCATTCCCTACAACGAGACCGCCGCGAACATCGCAACCGCCATCGTGGCGCTGTCGAACGTCGGCGTCGGTGACATCGTCGGGGCCGGTGGCCCGATCAACACCACGCCCGTAACGCTGACCGCTGCCGCCGCCTTCGCCAACAAGGGGCTGAACGTCCCGACCGTGAACGGCGCCGCGCTCACCAACGCGACCAACTCGGCCGACATCGGCATCGTCACCACCACCCAGGGCGCCACGGCCCTCCCGACCCTCGCCTCTGGCGCCGTCTACAACTACAACGAGGCCTTCGTGTCGCTCGCCAGCGCCGTGACCGCCGCTGTCGGCAGCTTTGAGCTGACGATCAGCAACAACGTCACCACCCAGCAGACGGACGACGCGCAGCTCTACGACATCGTCGAGGGGCTACGAGAAGTGACGCTGGGGTTCCAGCTCATCTTCGAAGACGTGACCGAGTACGCGCGCTTCCACTACGGCTCCACCACCGGCGTGGATCAGTCCCGGACGCTCCCCTCGGTTGCGGCCGACTTCACCTTCCAGAAGTCCTCGACCAACAGCATCCAGTTCACCCTTCCCGACATCTCCTACCAGGAGTTCCCGGTCGCGCCCGATCCCGGCGGCGACCCGGTTGTCGTGGATGTCCGCGCCGTCGCCAACCGTGGGGCCAGCCCCGTGGTCACGGCCGTCGTGCGGAACCAGGTCGCCACCTAACAGATCGGAGTCCCCGTGGGCGGGGAGGACACCCAGCAGCTTGCGGAGATGCTCCTGGCCGAGGCCAAGGCTGCGCGACGCCGTGCTACGATCCTCGTACAGATGGCCGCACGCCTAAGGGAAGCGGTCGAATCCGACAGCCCGAAGGAGGGCACACGACATGACCGAAACAGCCGAAGCACCGAGTAAGCCCGCAACGAAGGCCGCATGGGTCAAGGCCAAGGTTCACACCGCGACCCTGCCGTCCGGCACCACCGTCAAGCTGACAATCCCGTCCTTGCCGCAGCTCATCAAGGCCGGGAAAATCCCGAACCACCTGATCGACGTGGCCGTCCAGCAGGCCGAGGCCGAGAAGATCACCAAGGAGCTGATGGAGCAGACGTGGGAGTTCACGGAGTTCCTCGTTCCCGAGATGGTCATCGAGCCGAACATCACCAAGGAGGACGTGCCGTCCCTCCCCGCACTCGATCTGGAGATGCTCATCCAGTTCGCCAGCCGCATCACCGACATGGACGCGGTTGGGCACCAGCTCGGAGGTCTGGAAACCCAGAAGGCGTTTCGCGACCATCGCGGCATCTACGACTTCACAGCGGGTCTGGAGGGTGTGTAAGGAGTCCGGGAGGCCGTTTCCACGGCTGACGGACGACGACGTACTAGACTTCGTGGTCATGGAAGCCATCCACACCAAGCACCTGGCCCTGCAGAAGGAAGCACAGGAGGCTCAGCGGGGCACGGACTTCCGCAAGTCCCACAAGGGCCTGACGGTGGCTGAGCTGGAGAAGGCGAAGGCGGCCGCCCAATGAGCATCGGCCGCTCACTCGGACGCCTGTTCTACAAGGTCGATGTCGATACCGGCCCGCTGTCGCGCGGGCTGGCAAAGGGCAGCGCGGAGGTCAAGGCGGCGGCGGCTGCGATGGACAAGCTGAACGCCGAGATCAAGATCAAGGGCGACATCTCCAACTTTGAGCGCACGGCCGCTCAGGTCAAGGAGATCATCACCAAGATGGAGCGCGACAAGATCAACCTGGAAACGCGCATCGACTCCGCCAGCAGCAAGAAGGAGCTGAAGGAGCTGAACCAGGAGATGGACGTGCTCAACCGGAACCTCAAGGAGGAGAAGCAGAACCACAAGGAGCTGCGCTCGATCCTCAGCTACAAGAAGACCGAGGTCCGCGACACCATGAACCAGCGGCGTGCGCTGGAGGCGCAGGCCAAGGCGCAGGGCAAGGTCACCGAGGAGACCCGCCGGAACGCGCTGCAGGTCGTCAAGTTGCAGCAGGCGTACCGCCAGGCCGCGAAGGACTTGGACAAGCACACCAAGTCCATGCAGGTCGGCAAGCAGCAGTCTCGAGATTGGCAGTTGGAGACCCAGCGCCTGACGGAGACTCTGCGCGACCTCGATCACCAGGTCACGCGCGCGGGCGGCAGCACGCGAGACTTGGACAAGGACCTGAACGAGAGCCGCCACCGCTTCCGGCAGTGGGGGTCCGGGCTGGGCGAGGTCCGCGTCCATCTGGGTTTCTTCTCCGCGAGCCTCAAGCAGGTCAGCGTGGGCCTCCTCGCGGTTGGCCCGCTGCTCTGGAGCCTCGTGGGAGCTGCGTCGGCCCTTGTGGGGGTGCTGGGCACTGCCTCGGTCGGTGCGCTGTCGGTCGGCACGGCCGCCTTGCTTGGCTTCGGACAAGCGGC